GGTCAATCGCTTAAAGGGATTGGAACCGATTGTGTAGGATTTATCGCTGGCGTAGGGATTGAAGTCGGATTCTTGCCCCATGATTTCATTATTGAAAACTACGAACGGATTCCCCGGAATAACTTCTTAGTCAAATTCCTTGATCGGTTACTAGATAGAGTTGAAGGTGATTTGTGTAAAGGAGATATTTTGATGTTTTATAAGTCAGGAGTAAATGGTCATGTGGGGATTTATCTGGGAGATGGTGAGTACGTCCATGCTGATTCAATAAATGGCGTGATGAAGACCTATATTCATGAATACCCGCCTGCACTAATTTATCGAGTACCTGCTTCAGGAGTGGTAAAATCATAGAAAATTACGATAACCCCGATGAGAAAGATTGCTTTAAGCTTATTGTTTTTAGGAATGATGCCTACCGTGGCACTGTCTCTCGATACTCAAACTCAAGAGATACTTGAGAAAAGAACTTGTCAGTATCTCAAGTCTGGACTGACACTGGGAGAAACTATGGGAGCGATTAGTTCTGCTGTTTTTCCGTACGCAACAGCAAGAGTAGGGACGGGGACAGGATCAGGATCAGAAATACTGTATATTTTGCGCGATGAAATTGTGAGAGGTCAAACAGAAGCAATCCTTGTCAACGCCAAAAAAAGATGTCCAGAGTTTTTTCTGCGTAACTGAGAGGTAATGCCGTGGGAAGTTAGATTGTATTTCGATTGTTAATAGGGTTATTAACAATCGAAACCGTTACCCTGTAAAGGTTCTAGACTTTGTTGATGCTGTTAATACTGTATAGAGGAAAAAAGAAAATAGGGTAAAAAGGAAAGACAGCCTCAGCAATAAGAGCGTAAAAAAATAATATCGGGGGATAGCGTTAACAGTATTAACAAAGTCTAGAAGCTATATATATCAAGGGTTCTATTGTTAATAACAATATCTACAATCTAACTACAAACTAACAATGACTGCCAGCATAGGACACTAAAAAAGAAAGAGGATTATTTTAATCCTCTTTCCCTGATTATTTCTTCCTACTGACTAGAATCGTCAAGCAACTATGTGAAATGGTACAATTGTAGCAATGCCCCCGTTAGTACCGGGGGACTAACCACATTACCTGAACAAGAGGCCAATATGGCTATTGAAATAGTATCACAGAATGATTGTCTTGTCGTTGATTCTCGTTTGATTGCTGATGAGTTGGGGATTGAACACCGCGCCTTGCGTCAAACCATAGAAAAATACATTGACGAGATTCAAGAGTTTGGAGTTGTCGCATTTCAAATGTCGAAACCCCTAGAAGGCTCTAGCGGCGGTCGTCCTGAGCGTTACTGCTACCTGAATGAAGAGCAAGCAACTTTTTTGATGACACTGTCTCGAAATACTTCGCAGGTCATTGCTTGTAAGCGCAACTTAGTCAAGGCATTTAGTCAAGCAAAGCAACTTATCAAAGAAGTAATCCCCGCTCAAAGTGGACGTATTCGAGAATTAGAACTTGAGTTAGAACTGACAAAAGCCAAAACCTATTATATGGATCGGCGTGACGCAATTCGATTAATACATGGTGCTGAGGTTTTAGCCTTGTTAGATGGCCGTCCAGATATTGTGATCGAGAAGGTTGAAAAAGTCACCGAGACAATTATCTGTAAAAACGGACGAAACGTGAGTTTTGAGGGTCGTTCTACTGCTGAGTTAGGGAAAGAACTAGGATTCAAGTCTGGAAGAGAGTTAGAGCGTTGGTTAGAGAAGAATGGACACTCTCATTTAGTGTGTCAGGGGTTGCGAGTTAATCAAGCATCCTATGTCCCCACCGAAAACCTCAAGGAAGTTAAGCAGCTTTTTTCTAAGGCTAGAAACCGTCAACTGTTAATTGGGGAATAAAGTTAAAAGTGCCAGTTCACAGACCGGCACTTTTAATGTTAGCTATTCTGACAACACTCTTGAGTATCAGTCATCGGGTAAACTTCTAATCAATTCCCGGACTACATCGGTTATTGACCGCTTCCGGGTTTTACAGTAGTTTTTTAGCTTTTTCTCTTCTGATTCTGATGTACGGACGTTAAGAGGATAATAATTTTTATCTGACATTTCTAGTAGGCTTATGGTAGATTTAAGTAAGTCAAATATAGTTTAGCACCTTTTTCTACTATAAGTTATGTTTAATTCCCGATCTAATTATGTTAAATTTACCGCTTGGACTAACTTAGATAGTTGCAATATATCGCAAGAAAGATTACTTACAAAAGAAATTTTGATCGCAATTACTTCTGAATTAGCCAAAAAGTCTGGTAAATTTGACGACACTAGCTATTGTTCTGTTTTAGTTGCCCCAGAGATTTTTGGAAAATTTATCATTACTGAAACAGGATTAAATTATACGGTTCAGACCCTTGACGCGCCAAGACTATTATACTGCTGGGAAGCTTTAGGTTTTCCTTTTCATATTGATACTACTGCCTTTAACTTTTATAAGGGTTGGGCTATAGGTTCTGATGTGGGAACTGGTATCCCAAAAAATCTTTAGACTTCTTACTTGACATTTCTAGCAGGGTTATGGTAGATTTAAATAAGAATAAAAGAAGGTCGATCCATAAAAGCCATGCTAGTCAAGAAAACTATTGCGGACATAAAACTTAACCTTAATGCCACTCAGCGAGCCTATATTGATCGCTGGATGGACGAGCTTAAAGCTGTCTGGAATTTTGGACTAGAGCTACTGATGGAATATCAGCTTAATAAATATTACGACGAGCTTGAGAAAATAACAAAAAAACCAGTTAAACGGGTTAAACGTCGTTTAGCTAAAAAACCTCAATTTATTGACTCCCTGAAAAACGAAAAAGGTAAATCCCTTCCTAATCCCCTTTACACCCCTAAATATTTAACTGGCAAGCAAAAAGTTAAAATACAGATAGCTAGAGAAAAAAGACAAAAAGCAGGTCACTCTTATCCTGTTCATATTCCTATTCAACGGCGGTTAAAATCTGATAATTATTTTGGGTTATGTGGCTGTATTACAAAAGAAAAATGTCCAGAGCTATGCAAGGACATCCCTATGGCTTTTGTCCAAGGGGTTTTAAAAAAGCTTGCTGATTCCTGGAAAGCTTACACCAAACTCGATAAAAAGAATTTAGACAGAAAACTTCCTAGATTTAAAAGAAAAGAAGATAAAATTAAATCTCTTTATTCTGAGATCAGCAATTGCGCTGTTAGAAAAGGGGATAAAATATCTATAGGTAGCTGTAGTAAAACATTAGGCGATTTAAAGATTATCAACAATACTTTAGACATTCGGTGGGGTGACAGAAAAGCCTCTACCGTATCAATTATCAAATACCCATCGGGATATTATCTAAGTCTATTTGGTGAATTTGAAGTAGATGATCTACCTGATTCTGATAAAGCAATCGGTATTGACGTAGGACTAGAATATATAATTAGTACCAGCGACGGACAACAAATTGACCCGCCCAAATACTATAGAAAACAGCAAAAAAGACTAGCAAGACTGCAAAGAAAAACCGCTAGACAGTATAAAGCAGGGGAAAATAAAGACGGCAAAAATCTCGCTAAAACTCGTGCTAAAGTTGCTAAAACTCACGAAAAAATAGCAAGACAACGCAAAGGATTTAATCATGCCCTAAGTACCGATATTGCTAGAAATCATGGCGCTGTAGCCGTAGAAGACCTCAACTTAAAGAATTTAATGCGACGACCTAAACCGAAAAAAAGAGAAGACGGTAAAGGCTACGAACGCAATAACGCGAAAGCCAAAGGGGGATTAAATAAATCCTTTGCTGATGCTAGTTTAGGACAATTAACCGGTTTTCTTGAAACGAAAATGAAAACTCCCAACCGAGAGTTTATCAAGGTTCAACCAGCTTACACCAGTCAGGATTGTCCTCGCTGTGGCAATCGTGTTAAAAAAAGTTTATCAACCCGCACCCATAAATGTTTAGAGTGTGGATGTACTTTACCCAGAGATGTGGCCGCCGCAATCAACATCTTAGGGAAAGCAGACTTCGTAAGAAGCTACCCGGCTTGTACCGGGGAAGTTAAGCCTCTGAAGGATTTCGATAAGGAATCAGCGCAGGAGGAATTACTTGACAAGTCCAGCCGATTGTTACTTGGGGAAGAAACCCTCGAAACCTTACTGGTTTTGACCTCCGAGCCAGTGACACCCAAGAAAAAAACAAGGAAAAGGTCGATCCACTCGCAACCCGCGCAAACAGTCAACGCAGGCTATACGCAGCTTACACTCTGGGAGACTGGGTAACAATCGGCTTGACTTGTTAAGTAGATTGCAAGTAGCCGCTCTAATCTTTGTCCGGTGTGTGGGGAACCTTGTAACAATCGGCTTGACTTGTTAAGTAGATTGCAAGAAGTTTTGTTAAGAACCCGTATCCCCTACGGGTCACGGTAACAATCGGCTTGACTTGTTAAGTAGATTGCAAGAACATCTATACTCACTCCCTCTCGATTACGGGGGGTAACAATCGGCTTGACTTGTTAAGTAGATTGCAAGGAAACAAATACAAGACAAGGCAAGGCAAACTAAGGCAAGAAAACAAAACAAAACTCCAAAACCATGCTACAAATTATCTCAGGATATAAATTAGAGGGGTTATCGATTGCATCTATTGGGATGTGTCAATCTCTAGAAGCAATCGATGC